CTACTACGGACCGTATCTGTGGCAGCCGTCATTGATTGCGGGTCAGCCGAACAACTTCGACGGCTTCCCGGTCATCAACCAGGATGACATGCACTATGCGGCGGATGAAGAAGACGGCATCAACGTCATCTTCGGGAACTTCCGCCTCGGGTACATGATCCTGGAGAGACAGGGCATGATGCTGCAGAGGCTCAATGAGCTGTACGCAGAGTCCGGCCTCGTCGGCTTCAAGATGCACCGCAGGGTCGGCGGAGGAGTGATTCGGCCCGCAGCCTTCTACGGGCTGTACAACGAGACCTAGGTTTGACGGGGCGGCTCATCACCGCCCCCTATCAAATACGATGGAAGAGGTATAGGACATGACAGCGAAACTGCACAGAGTACACATCCCCAACATCGGAGAGTCAATGGTGCCGCAGGGCTCCGGTCACCCGTTCGAGGCATACGATCTGCCGCCCGCTGGGTTTTCGGTTGGCGACATCCTGCGTCTCGGCGGTAAGACGTTCGTGCTTGGCAAGCTCGGCGGAGCGATCACCAGCACCGGCCTCGGGCTGAAGAACGGGGCGGCGCAGGGAGCCGACCAGGTCGTGCTCGGTGCGGCCGCAACCGCCGGCGACAAGACGGTCACGCTGACGACCTCGGCAACCTCCGGAGCCGCAGGAACTGGTCTCACGGCGGTTGACGAGTACAAGGGCGGAACCCTGGTGCTGTTCAAGGCCGGCGTCGACAAGCCGCAGATACGCGGCATCATGGGCAACACTGCCCGCGCTGCAACCGGAGCGGTCGATGTGACCTTCACCCTTGACTCGCCGTTGACACTCGACCTCGCGGTGACAGATGTCGGCGAGGCCATGGCGAGCCCGTGGGCATACCTCCTGCAGGACAGCGAGATCAGCCATCCGGTCGTCGGCGTTGCGACCGTTGTCGGCACCTCCGGACAGTACATCTGGGTGCAGACATGGGGACCGTGCTTCGTCTCGCCGCAGTCGGGGGTTGGCGTCACCGGACAGATCGGATGCTGGTGGAGGCATGACGGCTCGCTCGACGTGTACGCAAACATCGGAACCTACGTCAGCACCCAGTACGCTGGGTTCGTGCTGGCAGAGGCCATCGCGCACACGCAGGGAGCGCCGTTCTTCATGCTCCAGATTCAGCCGTAGGTTCCGCTGCATGGCAGCGTAGAACCGAGGGGGCGGGCAGAGTTACTCCTTTTGCTCACCCGCCCCCACAGAGGAGGAGAGATGAGGATACGGATATTGAAGGCTTTCTACTGGAAGGACAGGGACGTTGCGACAACGCCCGGGCAGGTGATGAACGTGCCGGAGCAGGTTGGTGAGCTGTGGCTGCGCCACGGCATGGCGATGCAAGACAAGACCGTCGACGTGCCGGAGACGAAGGCCGTGCTGGCGGTTCCTGAGCCAAAGCCGTTACCCCCTGATGTAATCACACCAATCAAACGCAGGCGCAAGGCGAGGAAGAAGTGGGCATCTCAGACATTGCATTGGTGACATTGGCCCAGGCCAAGGCCCATCTGAGGGTCGCGCAGGCTGTGACTCTGACAGTGTCTGCCGAGTACGTCGGCATGGGCGACGGGGAGACGCTGGTCTTCACTCTCGACCATACCCCACTCGAAGGGTCAATCAAGGTCTACGTCGATTCGGCATTGAAGACCTACACGACAGATTACTCTGTGGGTGGAACAACGCTGACCTTCACCGCTGCCGGGAAGCCGGGGAACAACAAGGCAATCACCGCGTCCTACGACTACACAGCTACAACGGATACCTACGAGTCGATGGACGATGAGCTGATAGAACGGCTGATCGAATCGGCAACACAAGAGGCCGAGAGCTATACCGGCAGGGCGTTTGTGCAGCGCTCGTTCACAGAATCGCACAACGGGCACGGGGACATCATCAGGTTGTACCGTACGCCGGTCGTGTCAATCACGTCGGTATCCTACCGCGTCGTCTCGGGGGATACCGGAGACGGCGAAACCGTGGCCTTCACGCTGGCAGAGACACCTAAGACGGACTCCCTGGCAATCTACGTGGACGGGGCATTGCAGACCGTTACGACGCATTACACGCTGAGCGGGGCTATTGTGACATTCGTATCGGCCCCGAGCGACGGGGCGCACATCGTATTCCGGTACGAGGTTTCCCTTGACGTGGTCGATGACTACACAGAGAAACTCCACATCGGCAGGCTACAGGGCTCGTTCGAGAAGGACGCCGAGTACATCGTTGTCTACACTGCCGGATATGCCGCAACAAGAGCTCTGGTGCAGTCGTCATACCCCGATGTCATTCAAGCTGTGCTGCTGTCCATCGCCTATCTCTACGAACATTACACCGACATGGTTGACTCCGAGGACAGGGGGCTAGGGGACATTTCCTACAAGCTGCCCTCCGATGCTATCAAGTTGTTGAACCGCTACAAGGTGGCGTTTATATGAAAGCTATACTGAGGGTCCAGGAACGCACGGCGACGCTCGGAGCGTCCGGCGAGACCGTCGTCTGGAATCCCATCGAGACGCGCCACGCTCACGTTGTTCCGCTGAAAGCATCGGCCATGCTGGTCTATCAACAGTTGCACTCGGAAGTGACGCACGAGGTCATCTTCAAGGGGCTCTGCACGGTGAGGTTGGGAGACCATCGGTTCATCTGGGGAGACAAGACACTGGAACCGGGTGCCCCCGCTCGTGTCGTCTACGGGAATACGGTCGTGCTGGTGAAGGAATGCTGACAGTGAGTTTCGTGTCGCACAGGTCCGAGGCTGTAGCCTCAATCAAGGCCGCCGCCGCGCAGAGAATGCTCGCTGCAGTCATAACGGTGCAGAACGAGACGAAGCAGACACTATCCGGCCAGAGGCATGGCAAGCGGTACAAGGTGCCCACTACAGGACGAGGGAGAGTAGGCGAGGGCCGGTCAAAGGCTGGCACCGGCGTCTGGTACACAGCGTCGGCTCCAGGCGAAGCCCCAGCTCCGCGCATGGGATTTGCGGGACTCCAAGGTTCGGTTCGTTACAACGTGCACAATGAGGGAACAAGGCTGTTGGGCGACGTTGGAACAAAGCTCGAATACGGTCGAGCATTGGAATATGGATACCCGCCACACAACCTCGCGCCGCGCCCGTGGCTGCGCAAGTCGTTTGAGAACGCTACCGGAGCGGTGCTGGAACTATGGAGGCGGAGATGGTTCTAGACACGAGCCTGAGTCTGTTGTCGGCCCTGTACACAGTGCTGACCGGGGATGCGACACTGAAGGCCGCGATGGGAGGGACAGTCAGGCTCTACCCCATAGGGGCCTCGGAGGATGCTGTATTTCCATATCTGGTGCATCGGATAGACGGCGGCCCCGTAGACGACTTCTGGCCCGTCAGACAGTCGACATACCAGTTGGACGCATGGAGTCAGACGGATAACGTGTCAGAGATTCTGGCAATACGCAAGCGCATCATCGAGCTGCTGGACGAGTACCAGTTCGAGGCCACGGAGTTCGGTGCGGCAAGGCTATGGCTCCAGACGGACGGATTCATACCGGACGATCTGAGCACATGGCATTATACGTTCCAGTGGAACCTACGGTTCTATCGGATAACTGAAGCAGCGGCGGTAATCGCCCGCTAGGAGGTAATATGACAGTAGCACTACATGGAGTGAGCGCCAACACTCCCGACAGAATCCTTATCGACGCGGGCGCAATCTACACGGGCTGGACATCGGTCGCATCGCCGGGGACTCTCCTCGGTGCGTGCAAAGGCGGCACGGTCTTTGAGTTGGTTCGCTCTCTCAGAGTCATCGAGCCGGACGGTGCAAAAGGGCCGGTCAAGGGGCTCAGAAGGGTCGAGTCAGTCGGGGCAAAGCTGACGGCAAATCTCCTGGAGATTACCGAGGCAAACCTGCTGACAGCCCTGCCAGGGGCCGCCGCATCATCCCACGTCATCACGGGCGCAGAGGTCGACGACGACGACTACATCTCGACGGTGGCGCTGGTTGGAACGATAACCGGGTTCACCGGAACGTCGGACCCCATCATCATCACGCTGTCGAACTGTCTTGTCGACGGGCCGTTCACGCTCAACATGAATCCGAAGGACGAGGCCGTGATTCAGTTGGTGTTCACCGCGCACTACGCGGATTCAGACCTGACAACGGAACCTTGGACTATTGTTTACCCGAGCGCGTAGGGGGTGAAACATGACGGTAGCATTGCATGGGGTTTCAACAAGCACACCAGAGCGCATCCTGATTGACGCAGGGGCGGTCTACATCGGGTTTGTGGACGCCACGAACTACGGCACGCTGCTCGGCGCTACCAAGGGCGGCAACGTGTTTGAGTTGACGCGCCCGCTGCGCATCATCGAACCAGATGGGGCCAAGGGGCCGGTCAAAGGCCTGAGGCGCGTGGAGTCCGTGACGGCGGTCATCACCGCGAACATGCTGGAACTGACGGCTGAGAACCTGAGAAGGGCGCTCGCTGTCGATTCGTACAGCTCCGGCACAACGCTCGTGGAGGACGAGGCCGTTGGTGATGGTGATGGCGAAGAGACGGAGTTCGCGCTCGACCACGGTCTGGTAGTCGAGAACTCTGAGACCATCACCCTGGAAGGAGCCGCACAGACTCGGGGAACTGACTACACGATGGACTACGACACCGGCACGATTCAGTTCGTGTCAGCGCCAGGCTCCGGCTCAGAGTACAGCATCGTCGCCACGTACACCTATGTCTCGGGCGAGTCTGTGCTGATTGGCGAAGAGGTTCCGGACAACGCCTACTGCGACTCGGTCGCAATCGTGGGCACGATTCAGGGCATGACGAATCCCATCATCGTGAAGGTGACGAACGCGCTGTGCGACGGTGGAATCAATCTGTCGATGGCCCCGAAGGACGAGGCTGTCGTACAGGTGAAGTTCACCGGACACTACAGCAACGCGGACCTAGCGACCGAGCCGTGGTCTGTAACGTATCCGGCATCATAGGAGGGTGAGATGGTGAAGGTTAGAGAGCTGACCACAGCCGACGTTGGTCAAGTGGCGAGAATGTTCGGCAAGGCGACCAGGGCGACCCAGAAGGAACTCGTGAAGCAGGGGCAAGACCTGTCGATGATGACACTGGTTCTTGCCCTGCTTGAAGTTACCGACGACATGAACGAATGGGCTGCTGACCTGATAGGGGTCGACGTTGAGGAGTTCAAGGCCATGCCTGCGACTACTATTCTCGACATCATCGAGCAGCTAGGGGCGCAGGAAGGTGCGCGGGATTTTTTCGCGCGAGCCTCCCGGATGGCCGGCGGAGTGTGGAAGAAGCTGTCGACGCAATTCAGCATCGATACGGCTGGACTGACGAAGAAGTCTACCGGCTCTCCTATGCCAGATTCCGAAGGCTCGGACGGCTGATATCACGCAGCAGCAGAGAGGAAGCGAGAGAGCGGCTTCGTGACGGTGCATGGATAGCGTTTCAGATGGGAGCCGGTGGCGAGATGACCTTCGGGGATTATCTCGACAAGATGGGGCTCGGGGAGAGGAAGCCGGAGCCGAAGCCGGTCACGGCAAAAGACGCGATAGCGAAGGCAGAGGCGATATTGGAGAAGGCGCGTGAACGTATTTGACCTGTTTGGACGGCTGACCATTGACGGCATTGAGAAGGCCGACGCTCAACTGTCGTCTATCGAAGGCAGGTTCAAGAGCGCCGGCGAGTCGATGACGAAGATGGGCAGGCAGATGTCCATGTATGTCACAGCGCCCATCGTCGCGCTCGGCACTGCATCGTTCAAAGCGGCGGGAGATTTTGACCAGGCGTTCAGAGCGGTCAATGTCATGCTGAAGGCCACGTCAGAAGAGGCGCTGGTATACAAGGCCCGCATACTCGATATATCCAGCGCCACAGCCAAGTCTGCCGACGACGTAGTTGCCGCGTTCTATCAGATTGTCTCAGCCGGATACAGGGGTGCAGACTCCCTGGACATTCTTGAAGTAGCCATGCAGGGCGCGAGGGCCGGTAGTGCCGATGCGGCATTAACGACGATGGCCCTCGTGAAGGCGATGGAGGTCTTCAGTTTGTATGGGGTAGGCGGGGCCACAAAGGCGATGGATACATTTTTTGGAATCGTCGACGCTGGCCTGCTGACATTTGAAGAGATGGCATCTGCATTTCCACAGGCTGCAACGATGGCAGCAGGGCTTGGAATATCAATCGAGGAAGTAGGCGCTGCACTTGCAACGCTGACGAAAACGTCAGGCTCGACGCAGGAAGCCGCGACGGCATTTAATGCCGCACTTGCGCAGTTAATAACTCCATCTACGGCATTGATAGCCCTATATAAAGACTGGCACGTGACGACAGGCCCGCAGGCTATTGCGAAGTTCGGCGGGTTGAGCGGGATGTTACTGGAGGTACAGAAGGCCACCGGCGGAGAGGTAGACAAGCTGGCCGAGCTGTTCCCGAATATCAGGTCAATCAGGGCTGTGCTTCCGCTGGTTACAACGAGTTCCGAAGCCTTCGCAACATCGCTCGACACAGTGGCAGATTCAACTGGCAATCTGAGCGAGGCGCTCACTGAGACGACGCAAGGCCCAGGCTTTGAGTGGGACCAGATGGTGACGAAGTTGAAGAACTCGGGCATCCTGCTAGGCGGCGCCATCGCGTCGTCAGTAACGCCAATCATCCGCTCCCTGACCGCCACCCTCATGTCAGCAGTCAAGTGGTTTGGCAGTCTATCCGAGCCGGTGCGACACGCTGTTGTCGTGGTGTTCGCCCTTGTAGCTGCAATGGGGCCGTTACTCATGTCAATGGGATTTGCCGCAACAGGACTTGCCAGCATGATTGGACTCTACCACCAACATACCGCTGCTGTGCTTGCGAACAAGGCCGCTACTCTAGCGGCAGCGACGGCAACCAACGCCGCGACCGCCAGCACGATAGGGCTGAATGTCGCCATGAAGGCGAATCCCATCGGACTGGTTATCGGTCTAATCGCCCTGCTGGTGACCGGCATCATCGCGCTGCACAACAACTGGGATCGCGTCGTCTCGTTCTTTGACCGGAGCCTCACGGAGAATCAGAGGAAGTTCAACCAGTGGGCACGGTCAATCAAGGCCGATGCTGACATGATGCTCTCTGAAGTCGAGAGTGCTTACGAGCAGATGGTGTCTAGCGCAAAGATGGCAGCCGAGCAGCAGATAGAATCCGCCCGAGACGTGCGCGACGCTGAGAAGCGCATCCTTGACGAGCGCATCAAGTTCTACGAGGAATTGACCCAGGACCGGCTCGACCAGTTGGACAAGCAGACAATCGCTGAATTGGCAGCCATGAACCCCGACCTCGGGGCGAAGGCGCAGGCGTACCTTGACATGCTGGACGAGCAGGAGTCTGCAGACAAGAAGCGCGAGGACAAGATGGAGCGCAGGCGCATATCGGAACTGCGCCACGAACTCAAATATGACGAAGACCTCACGAAGAGCCGCAAGCTCCAGATCGAGGACGAGATAGCCGACTACGAGGCAAAGCAGGACAAGGAGAAGGCTGGGGACAGGCTCTTCAACGCCATCAAGGAGTCCGGCTATGAGGACTATTTCGAGGGACAGAAGTCGGAAGCCGACATGGCCTTCAACGAGCAGGAGCGGCTTGCTAATGAGCAGTTGGCGAATCAGCTAGCCGGATATGACACACAGCTCGAAGCATTCCGCCAGATGCACGCAAACGAACTTGCTGACACTGT